GCCTTATACAAATCAATTGCACGGGAAGCAGCTTTATAGTCAGTATCATTATCATATAGTGCATCCTGAATATATTTAGGTTGCTCTTCTACCCATTCATGAAACTCATCAGTATCTCTAATCTGTTCAAAATCAGGGTGAGCCTTCATTAAAGCAGCTTCAGCTTTTTGACGAATAGTTAATTTCTCTTGTTCATCTAAGGCTTTAAAGCGCTCTTCCAAGTAAGACGATTGCTCCTTAGCCTTCTTCAGCGCAATGGTTTCAACAATCTTGGCAACATCGGGATATGCTTGTACCCATGCGGCAAGTTCTTCCTCACTCTTTGGCATTTTAATTTGCTGTTCAGTGCTTTGTTGAAGTTGATTCTTAAGCTCATCAATTTGTTTTTGAAGATTTAATTGTTGTTCTTGAGAATGGCGGCGTAGATCACCATAACGTTTCTTAAAGCTTTTCTCTTCAGCAGACTCTGGTTCAGCTTCTTCTTTAGGCTTAGACGGTTCTGCTTGTTTATTGTTAACGGCCCCATCAATCAAAGCCTTTAACTCTGCTTCTTCTTTCTCAATTCGTTCGGTATTGGCATTACGTTTACCATACGAGGACATAACCTTTGCTTGCTCAATCACTGCTTCTGTCATATTTACCTTTTAAGTTGGGGCTAACTGTAGCCAGCAAAAGCCGGGGAGATAGGTAGCCATTAATGATGAGTTGTTATAAAGTATCTTCCAGCCCATCACTGGTTTAGATATTGATATTATATATTATTAATCACCACCGCCGCCACCACCATCGCCGCCTACACCACTTCCAGTTCCACCAAAGCCCATACCCCCACGAGCAGCAGCACCAGCAGCAGAACCACCAGAAGTACTACCACCATCACCACCAGCATTACCAGTACCATTACCAGTACCAGCATGTGCGCCTTGAGAACCACCCGCAGTGGATCCGTTAGCGGCACCAAAGCCACCAGAAGTGTCTCCTCCAGTGCTAGTACCACCTGTACTAACAGAGCCTCCTGCATTTGTGGAAGTTTGACCTTGAGTTTGTGAAGGATCTTTACTCATTGGATTTGCAGCAGGAGCGCCGGTAGTTATTCCACCAGCATCTCTGCTACCCCAACTGCCATCTATACTATTATTAGTAGGATTACTAGCATTATTAGCATCAGAAACAATTCCATCCATTACAGATCTAAGAGCATCATTGGGGTCTATATTTTTATCAATTGAAAGTTGAATAGCTTTATTCATGATGGCCTGTTGACCTTGTGCTGTAGCAGGATCAATGCCCATTGGGTTTGCTGCAATACCTGCACCAGTTAAACCAGTAACACCATATCCCCCTAAAGAAACAGGGGTTCCATAATTAGCACCAGCATAAGATGGGCCAAAAGTTGCTATGTTATTATCAATAGTTCTTTGAACTGCTTCAGACTCAGCACTGATTGCTGCTGGTAACATTGCCCATGCTGCAAGTTTTGCAGGTAAAGCTAATGGAAGAATTCCACCTAACGCACTTCCATAAGCAGAAAGTCCTTGCTGAATACCTGCTGTAAGTGATATAGCTCCGGGGGCAGTTAAACCAGATGTTGGAGTGTAACCAAGTCCTTCACCTTTTTCTCTACCACCGCTACCACCACGAGGTTGTTCAACAGGTGTTGTAGTAGTTGTAGTAGTTGTAGCAGTTGTTCCTGTAGTATTATCAGTAGGAATAATAGTCTTAGCCCTAATAGCAAATCCTTCTGGAACTTTCAACTGTGGTTTTCCATTAATAAATGGGATATAAATAACGTTACCTTTATCATCAGACATAGGTATCATCTCAAACCCTTTAATGGGAGCGCGTTTATAAACTTCTTGACTAACGGCTGGGTCATATGCAACAGCACCACCTGCTTCATATTTTTTAACAATACCACCCGTGTTATATCCTTGCTCTTTATCATACTCAGCAATAGAATCATCAATTTCATTAGCAAACTTATCTTCATCATAGGCAGAAGAAGCTTCATCAGAAACCTGTTCAGCATTGCCCATGCGTCCACCGCTTTCCATTTCTTTCAAACTATCTTGAGCTTCTTTACGCATTGCTTCAAGTTTTGCAATTCCATAATAACGAGTAACGTCAGCAGGAAATACATATTCACCAACACTTAGTTTGGCATCAATATCATCTCTAACTTCTTCTTTAGTTGAACCAACAGGAACTTTATTACCACTGATATTATCGACAGTCCCTCCTTCTTGCATCATGCCACCATCAGCAAGAACTTTACTTCGCTTTGTTGTAAACATTGATTTCATCCTTTAAATATTTAAGTTGTCGTAAAGCAGAAATGGCCCCCTGTGCTTTATACATGTCAATTGGTTCAGAAGACTGCTCAAGCTTGCGTTGATGCTGAACAATATAATGTTCAAGCATTTCTTCAAAAGCTTTCCACTGCAAAGGTGCGGTGACAAGCGGCTTAAGCTTATTTAGATAGTCTTTGTTCATGCAACAGGTGCAGCAGGGGGAGCCGCTGAGAAGCCTTGCATACCCGGCTCAGGAGGCGCACCAACACCAATGTTGCCACCACCCCCGCCTGTTTGATCAGCAACGCCCGGAGGGCCTGCAACGCCCTGTGCAGGAGCGCCACCGCCTTCAGGAGTAGCGGGAGTTTGTTGTTTCTGAAGTAGAGCAGCCTGCTTCATTGCTTCATCCATATTGTTCGTAACTTTCTCAGGATCTAAGTCCATGCTTCTTGCAATTTCACGAATGATGTAGGGGAACTTGGCAAAAGGAGCAAGAGAAGGCTGACTAGCAATTTGTAAAAACTGCATCAGACGTTGGCTACGAACTTCATTAGCCATCAAACTTTCTGTGCCACGAGCATTAACTTCCAGATCACCTTTGATTTCTGGGTCATAGTCAAACTGCATATTGAAGTTGAAATAGGCTTTGCCAATTGGGCCAAGCAAATAATCATCAATATTTTTAATAACAGTTTTAATACCACCAGAGGCAGCATTCATCAACATTGAAATGCCAGAGGCTGTGCGACCAACGCCAGATACACCAGTTTGTCCATGAGCAAACGATGGCAATCCTGTTGATTCGTCAGAGAGTTGACGAGCCTTGTCAAATAGTTGCAAGTTCTCTTGTGCTACATTAGGAAACTTTGTACCAAACAAGCTTTGTCCCGGAGCGCCGCCTTGTCGGCGAAATACTTTACCCGGATGAACAGAGAAGTCTTGACCGGGGACAAGATTGGTTTCATCAATTTCAAAAACCAAGTTACCAGACAGTACAGCATTATCAACAGCCATACGCATGAATCCGTTCATGAGTGTCTGTGTATCATCCATATTTTCACCAATGCCAACACCAGCAAGTGAATATGGATTTAGTTCATACGGTACAGCGTAATAAGGAATCTTAGATGGTTTGAATGGGTTGAGTACAAGACGCAACACCTTGCCATTGCAATACCAAATGTTTGCCTGCAGTTCTCCTTCGCCTTCAAGTTCAGGAGGAATATTAATATCATTTTCAATCAACAACTCAACGTCAATGGCACCCCAATACTCAAGCACTTCAAAGCGATCAATACCAAAGTTTGGTGCAAAGTCTTTTAGATCATCTTCCCAATATTTCTTTTGATAGCTTTCGCCTTCAGCAATAATTTGATCAATTACATTTGCCCTGAAGAATGGACGGCGCTTCAATGCTCTAACTTGCGAACGATTAAGTTTATGACGTTCAAAAATGTATTGACATTCTTCTGTGTTATTAGCATCTGGATCCCAATAGAAGTTCCAAATAGAAACACTAGAAAGTTCTGGAACAGTTTTAATCAATGGATTATATTTACCATCTTCATTCCAATGTGGATATTCTTTGTTAGTTCCGAACGGGCCTTTCATGACACCAGTGCCAAATAGTGCCATCTCAAATGCTACAGATCGTAGATGTTTAGAGGCGCTGCTCTCGTCTAGTTGATCATGGATTTTCTTTTCCATCTTCTTAGCAGCAACCAAGGCTGGACTAAAGTTGATAGAGGTTGGTGTTAGACCGGGGCCTTTCTTAAGACCGGGAACATCTTTTAATTCTTCCTTCATTGAGCCTAGCATTTATTCCAACGTATCTAGGCTGAACCCTGCTGTAATGCCAGCACTGCCATCTTTACCAAATGGAATATTTAGCTTTTGCTTCTCAGTTGTCGGTGGTTCTTGAGGATCGAAATGAACTTCATCAATAACACTATCTGGCAGCACAGAAGGATCAATGCTAATGGGGAATTTGTTATTAGCCAACAACACATCGACAATCTGCCCATATGCAGCAAGCGTCTTTGTTTTTGTAACCTTGATAAACACACGAGACTTTTCTGTTTCGGTAAATTGAACATCAGGCCCATACAAACCACGATAGTTTCGATAGGCACGTAGCCAACGAGTTTCATCAGCACGGCGGCTTTCTTCAGCACGAGTAAATCGTTCTCTAATAAAAGAGGTTAATGTTCCACCAGTGAAGCCACGATTATCAGAGTTTTTATCATCTGGTAAAGACAGGGTTGTGTCTGGTGTATATTGTGTTTGTTTAGTTGCCATGTTTTCCTTAATAACCAAAGCGTTTATCAGCCATCGGCATGCCAGCGGCCTTTGATGTAGCAGGGTTATAATCCCAAATACTACTACGGGGTCTGCTCATAATTCCATATCTGATAGCGTCATACAAATGATCTTCAGACTTAGTGTCAATATCTTCTGGATTCTTCTTATCCAACGGAATGATAGGAAGCTGTGCGATTATATTAACACAATTACTTGTTATAACCAATTTAGGCATATCTGTAAATGGGTCAACCTGTAATCTTCTATGAAGTTGCTGCTTACCCGCTACACGACTGCCAGCGCTACGATCAGCAGGACGCCAACGGCATCCTTCCAATATCATCTGCTCTGCAATGGATGGGCCATTATCACCACGCTTAGCCCAACAACTACTGTCTAGCACACCATATCTAATAGTTCCATCATTTGCTTCAATTTGATTAATCATCTTAGCCAAATCAACAGCAATCACTTTAGACACATACAATTCTCTATAGATGATTAATTGATCGCTAGGAGATACAGCAAACCAAATGATTGCACTATAACTTCCGTACCCATAATCACCCGATCTAAATCTTGTCCAGTTTTGAGGAATGTCAAATGGCTCAATAACGTGTATTGCTCTATTAAACTCTGGAAAAGCGGCACCTTCTGCAACATCCCAATTTCCTTCTAACAATTGTTTGCGTTGATGCTCTGGTAAGCTCAACAACATAGTTTCATAATCACCAGATTGAGACAAATATGGGTTATCTGTCAGCATTGCTGGTATAAATCTACGTTTAAACAGGGGTTGACCCTCTTTGCTGTGACCTTTTGGGTACAACATCGTTTGACCTGTCTCAATATCGGTGGCATCGAAAGACTTTCCAGCAGGGGCAGGGTCAATAAACATCTTCTTCACCCAAGAATGACCCGGCCCACCCGGATTTGTCGTTGCTCGCATAAAAATTGGCAGGTCTGATGCAGGTG